GCAGTAGGTGGTATTAAGCAGGTTTACATCGTTGCGGGATGCGTAACTGGTGTTACTGAAAATGCTAACCAAGAAATATTAACAGTAGGCGCTACAGGCGGAACTGTTTATACATACCAAGTAGAGAAAAATACATCTAATTTTGTTGAAAACATCCAAGCGAGTTTAGAAAATGGTACCGTAGTTTATAACCAACAAGTGAACCTAGTGTTCTTGAAGTTGCAACAATCTACGAGAAATCAAATTAAATTACTTGCTCAGAACACGAATATGAAAGTGTTTGTTGAGACAAATGAAGGTAGTATATTCTACTTAGGAGAAGACTTCGGTATGGCTTTATCAAGCGGTACTGCAGAATCTGGAACCGCATTTGCAGATAGAAATGGATACACATTGTTATTAGAAGGCTTTGAAAAAGAGCCTGCTAAGAAACTTGCTGGTTCATTAACATCTACACTTGTAGGTTTATCATTATCAAGCTGTGCTTGTTAATAAAATATAAATTAAGAAGGGGAGCTAGCCTCCCCTTTTTTTAGCCAAATGAGTTTATGAAAAATTTTAGAAAAGGAAAAAGCGATAGTAAAACTTGGGGTGTATTAGGTAAACAAGAAACCTTTTACGCACCTACTCATTTTATGGGCGAAAAAGTTCCATTAAACGCTAATCCTTTAGAGTCTTGGGATTATAAGAAATCTCGTTATAGAAGAATTGATTTAGTTCCAAAGAACGATGGTCAACAATCTGGTACTGTAATTGGACAAATTCCTCCGACACCTTCAGCAACTCCAGTTACACCAACACCCACATCAACTCCTGTAACCCCAACTCCTACACCTACAACCACTACAACAGCAACTGTAACTCCAACTAATACGGGAACCCCAACTCCTACACCTACTCAAACAAGTACATCAACACCGACTCCTACTATAACTCCGACTCAATCAGTTATTTCTTATTCGGTTTATACTGGTTCAACTGCATGTGTTGCTTGTTTATCATCAAGTTCAATTACGTTATATGGTCCAATATCACAAGGCTCACAACTTAATATTAATGAATTTGTTTATCTTGATTCAGCATTTACAATACCAGTTCCAAATGATACATACATTGTTCAATTATCTGATACATTGAGATGGCTTAGAGTATTTGCTGGAACAGCAGGTGAAATTACAAGTAGTGACCCTGACGGATGTCTTGATTGTGTAACTCCTACTCCTACTCAAACAAGTACATCAACGCCGACTCCTACTGTAACACCTACAAATACATCAACATCAACGCCGACTCCTACTGTAACACCTACAAATACATCAACATCAACGCCGACTCCTACTCCAAGTGCAACTCCAGCAATTCCTACAAGTAATTTACAACAATGGTATATTTCAACTGTAGACGCTAGTGTATCTTCTTGGACTAATCAATCGTATTTAGGTAATACATTAGCTAATGGTAATGTATCAACTCAACCATCTTTAGTAACATCATCATTAGGTTCTTATTCAGGACAAGCTGTTGAGTTTACAAGTAATGATGAACTTAATTCTGGTTTTAGTCCAATAACATATTCAGGATTAACAACATTTGCTGTTGTTAAATGGAGAAATGCTAATACTTATAGTGGTTTTTATAATGCCGCCTTTACTCAAACAAGTGATAAATCAGGCGCAAATAATAACTTTAATACAACTTATGTTGGAACCGCATCATTATCTGTTGCAGATTCAAATAGTATTTCTGAATTACCTATGATTTATAGTGTTAGTGGAACACCAGGTCAATTTGAAGCAAGATATGATGCTAAATCATCAAACTTTACTACATCATTTAACACATCAGGAGCAACTCCATCAGCCGCCTCAGCATTCAATATAGCTGTTGGTTCAACAGGAAGTCCTGTAGCAAGTTTAACTGTATTTGAATATATTGTTTATAACAGAAAATTAACTGCTGGTGAATATACACAAGTTATGAACTATCTTAAAACAAAATATAACTATGCAAGCTGGTAATTTTAAGATATTATACTTTGAAGATTTTAGGGAATGTTTTAAAGTCTATGAATTAATAGTTGTTTCAACAGATATTAAATGGGAGTTTCCATTTCAAATAAATGATGGTTATGCTATTCTATACAAATCTAAATTAGATGAGATATTAGATATAGAAAATTATGAGATTAGATGGGTAATTAATAATCCATTTACTCAAATAAAATAACACACAATGAATATTTTATTTATACTAATAGACGATAAACTTGATGCACATTATATCATAAGCGAAGATGTTAATAATTAGAAAAGGAGAAACAAATAATTTGATTGCGACAGTGTCTATGAACAAGACATTGCCGAATCCATATTACCTATTCTCATTTCAACATATCGCCTCAAAAGAGCGTGTTAGTTTTATTCCACAAGTAATTGTGAGTAACACACGATATGATAAGTTCCGTTTTGTGGAAGGTGCAACCAATTTATCGTTAACTCCACCTCAAGCCTTCTTTAACTATATCGGGCAGTATTACTATTCAATCTATGAACAGGTTAGTTCAGGAAATACCGATATTGCTTTGGCATATAATAAATTGGAATCAGGAAGAGCTATCGTAATTGTTGGTGATTCACAAACTGATGAATGTTTATTTGAACCATACATTAGCCCTAATGAAGACGCTTACAGTATTATCTATGTTTCAGAACAAGAAGAATTCTGTATTACAGGTGGAACGCCAACTCCTACAGTAACAATAACATCATCTCCTACACCGACTCCTACAGTGACAATAACATCATCTCCTACACCTACACCTACTCCACTATAAACTATGGATAAAATAAAAACTTTAGATATTTATTAGTAATGAAGAATAATTTACATGTATTAGATTTTAACGCAGCTCAGGTACCACAATACCAAGAAGTAGTTAAAAATAAGCCTTGGGTTTACTATGGTGATGATAACTTATTTCCAAACCACTTAATGGCTTTATATCAGTACAGTTCAATCAATAGAGCTTGTGCAAATGCAGTAATGTATGGTGTTAAAGGAAAGAATTTAATTGTTAAAGAAGGTAACCCTGAAGTATTAACAATGGCAAATAGAGGTGAAACAGTTTATGAAGTTTATGAGAAACTTGTAACTGACCGAGTTCTATTTGGTGGACTAGCAATGAATATCGTTAAATCAAACGATGGTGGAATTGCCGAATTTTATCACACTGACTTTTCAAGATTAAGAGCAGGTAAAGAAGACGAGTTTGGAAATATTGGAAGTTACTTTTATTCAATTGATTGGAGAGGTACAACTATCAATCCAAGCAAATTTAAGCCCGTTGAAATGGAATCATTTAATATGTTACCAAATTCAGCACCATCACAAATATTTTATGACAAAACTTGTTATACACCAGGTATGTCGTATTATCCAGCACCTGATTACCTTGCGGGTCTTACAACAATCCAATTAGATATTGAGATTAAGAACTTCCACTTGAACAATATGCAAAACTCAATGATGCCATCAATGGCGGTATCATTTACAAATGGAGTTCCTGGTGAAGAAGAAATGGATATGATTCAAAGACAACTTGAATCAAAATATGCTTCAACAAATAATGCTGGTAAATTCTTTTTATTCTTTAGTGAGAATCCTGAAACAGCACCAGTAATTACCCCAATTCCAAATAACGCATCTGATGCTTGGTATACATCAATGGCTCCTCAAATTGAGAACAACGTATTAACATCTTGGAGAATTACATCACCAATGATATTGGGTATTAAAACACCAGGTTCATTAGGTGGAAGAAATGAAATACTTGACTCATATCAACTTTTCTTACAGACGGTAATCATACCTATTCAAGAAGAGATTTTAAAGACGTTAGAGAAGGTTTTATTCATTAAGTACAAACAGCCAATAAAACTAGGTATTGAACAAAATCAAATCTTACCTGACGATGTTCAATCCGCAATAGACACAAAAGCAGGAATATAATGTCAGCTCAAATATTACTCATATCAGAAACTAAGCTTAAGGCTTACACAACGTTAAATCAGAACATTGATATGGCTCTATTAACGAGTTGCATATTCATTGCTCAAGAGATTCACCTTCAAGCATTGATTGGAACCAAAGGATATCACTATTATCAGAATTTGGTTAGAGACAATCAATTATCAGGAACAACAATCTCAAGTGCTGATAGAACAATGTTGGATGATTATTTTGCTCCGTATTTAGTTCACGCGGCAGCTTATGAAGCAATGCCTGAAATCTTTGCTCGTAAAATGAACAAAGCAATTACGATTGGTAATACAGAACAAGGTACCTCAATTGATATCAAGGGAATGTCTTACTTAAGAGATATTGAACAATCAAGATATAACTTCTACGCACAACGTATGATGGATTATTTATTGGGTAATCCAAGTGAATATCCCTGGTATTACACATATGGTAATATTAAAGATATGCCACCTCAAAAGACTCAGTACTTTGGTGGTGTATGGTTTACTCCTGGCATGAGAAAACCAGTTAGAAGAGGAAGCATTCCTGCAAACATGCCATTTTATATTGACCCAACACTTGGTGGATGTGTTGACTGCGGATATTAATACTTAATTATGAACAACGAACTTTTACTTATCATATCAAATACTCTAACTGCCGCTGCTGCTTGGTTTGTTGGTCGTAAAAGACAACAGGCTGAAACAGATAACGCTATTCTTGATAATCTATCTAAGAGTATCGGAGTATATCAAATCATCATAGAAGACCTTAAAAAAGAGATTCATGAACTTAACTTAAAAATTGTTAAACTTGAAGAGAAAGTTAATGAGTTAATGGATGAAAATAAAAAACTTAAATTAAAAACAAGACTATAATGCCAATTCCAAAACCCAATTCAGGACAAGACGAAAAAGAATATATCTCAGCATGTATCAGAGAAATAATTGACGAATACGATGCACCAGGTCAAGCTTATGCTGTGTGTAAAGGTACATACGATAAAGAGTCAATGTCAGAAGAGTTTGCTGATTATGCTTGGGATGAATGTATGTTAGACCAAACTGAAAGATATGGTGATGAAGAAACTGCTGCTAAAATCTGTGGTGCAATCAAAGCGGCTAATATGGCTTCAGAAGAGTTTGCTACATTACCAAAAGGTGATTGTATGGAAAAACATAAGTCAGATGGTTATACAGAACAATATGCTGAATGGGCTTGTTCTGGTAGAAAAAAGAATGATGGTCAACAAGGTGGTGTTGTAAGTCAAGTAAGTTCATTTGGTAGAACCAAATTTGAGTTTGAACCAAAACACAAAGAAACAATGAATGAGTTCATGTCTCGTTGCATGAGTGATTCAGTTGTTAGAGAGAGAAAACCTTATCGTCCATCAAGAGCAGGATTCTGTTATTCTGAGTATCAAAATAGATACGTTGCAAACATAGGTAAGAGCTGGAAGTAATTTACCTTCTATTTCTTATTTTAATACCCCTTCCTTGAATTATCTTATCCTTTTGGTATACTTATATTAATATGAGTAGAAACTTAAAAGAAACGAAGATTTGTGATACCTGTAAAGTTGAAAAGACAATTACGTCATTTTCAATTAACGGTAGAGACGGATATCGTAATAGACGATGTAAACATTGTGTTACAATTAATGCGAACAAAGGTGATAAGAAAGTTTGTAGAGCATGTGACATTGAAAAGCCAATTGATGAATTCCCAACCACAAGTGTTAACGGATTAAAAGCCTCAAGATGTAAATTATGTAAAAATAATAACATATTGATTCCAAAAGAAAAAAGGAATGTATTTGGTAAATCACAGTATAGTCCACAAAGATTAGTCAATATTACAAAGCAAGATTACAAAGACACTTATATTTTCCTCAGAGACTCATTAGGATACGATTTAACATCACATCTTTCTATACATGAGCAGTTTTGTCTAAAACACAATTTAACTCCTCATATCCCTTTAAATTCATTTCCCGATTATTATTCAGTTGAAGAATCTTTTTAGTTGAGCTTGACTTTTCCATTTTTAAATACTATTTATTGTCTGTAGTCCCTCATCACATAAAAGGACATTAAGGCATTTACTAACCCTTATGTAGTAAACATGAAGTGATGAGCATGTTGAAACATAGGGGTTTTTTATTTATTATGAAAAAGAAAAAAGAGACAGAATTGAGAAAAGCATTTAACTTTTATAGAAGTTATTACTCAGTCGCAATGGAATTAGATGATGATAATTTTAATTCATTCATGAAAGCATTACTTCAAAAACAATTTGAAGGAATTGAACCTAATCTTACAGGAATGGCTAAGTTTGCCTATATAAGTCAAGAACATGCAATTAATTCACAAGTTGAAGGTTATGAGAATAAAACAGGTAAAAAACTTAATACTACCGAAGGAGGTACTGAAGGGGGTATAGTAGGGGATACTGAAGGAG